TGGATGGGTCTAATCTAATCTTTTTTTGTTTAGCTTTTACTTTCTCTTTTAAATCTTCTGTTTCAACACCTTCAAGTATAGGTGAGTATTGATCTATAATCTCTTTCATACGACTCTCTAATTCAACTTCACTAAGATCATCTAACTTACCTGTTCTAATAATTTTTTGTTCTATGTACAATCCAGCCGCTTTACCTCTAGCTACCTCTGCATTGACTGCTGCTGACCATGCACCTTTTTCTAATGCCTTTTGTCTTATCTTACCTAGCTCTGCAATGTGTCTGCCATAGTCAACTTCATATTTTTTGTTATTCTCTTCTCTAATTTCTCCAATGTATCTTACAACAAGAGGAAATAATTTTGGGTTCTGTAATTCTGATGATGTTTGTCTAGCTCTATCTTCTGAATAGCCAGCTTGTTTAGCGCATTCGTAACCTGTCATTCTTCCTTCGTTAGTCACTAATAGATGTGCAAACTTTTGTTGCATCTCTGTTAGTCTTTTAGGCACTCCCATCGTCGTCTCCGAAATCCTCAAAGTCTTCTAAGATATTTAATTTTTCTTCTGCATCTACAATCAATTGTAGTTGTTTATCTATTTCGCTTATATGTTGTGGGTGTTCACCTATACCAACTGAACTATTTAGGTATATATTTATGGTTGCATGAGCCGCAGATATCTCTGCTTCGTATTTGTCGTTCAATGCGTTTAGTAATCCTTGTCTGTGCATATTGACTTCTAACGTTACTTCAAGTAAAAGTCAATATATGATAAGTGGAAAGTTACTAGCAGATCAACTAGATAAGTTCTTAAAATCACCTGTTTGTCAACAAGCACGTGTTCAAGTTAAATTACCTGATGGTGAGTTTCATTCTCCTGATGGGTATTTTGATGTTGTGTCTATGAGTTTATTAGAAAATAATATCATTGGTTCACGGGAATCACACCGAATAGTTTTTGAAATATCTACAGGTGCATCGTGGAAAATGGGTACAGTTAAAAAGAAGTTATAACGTCGAAAACTGATGGGACCAGAGTCAAAGTTTTACAAATATTTTAAGAGTAAAACACCAGAAATAATCTACACAAGAATAGAAAACACTAGTAGTTTAGGAACACCAGACACGTTGTGCTACAATGCTAATCAGTTCTATTTTACAATTGAGTTCAAGGTTAGTATGCGTAACAAGGTGGCTCTGTCTGCGCATCAAATTGCCTATCATTATAAGCATCCTAAGAATAGTTTCATCTGCATTAAGACGCCTGACGCTTGTGGCCTGAAACTTTATGAAGGTTCTAGTATCATGCAGCTTGAGGCTTGTGGCCTGAAGCTTGAGGCCTGCAGCTTGGGGCTTGAGGCTTGCCGCTTGAAGCTTTACTCGCTTGGCGCTTGAAGCTTGTAGCTTGGGGCCTGCCTGGACCGGGCTTGTAGTCCCTGACCGGGTAACCGTTTTCACGGCACCATGCATTATGGATGTTGTGGATCTCTCTTCTAAATTTAATGTTGACCATATGCTACGTTCCTGACTTCAGGATCCCAACAGGCCCTGCAGTCTTTACATTCATTTTCTTGAGTCGGAGCAGGACACGTGGCGCCAGCTGTTACGACTGTCGAAGTGTTAGGCCATGAGCCCGGGGCGTCTTGATCAACCATCGGTGCACTGAATCTTATAACAAGATTATCTGGGCATTGTGGCAAAAAATGTTTGGTCCACGCTTCTCGAGTGGGCAGCCAGTGACGGGTTCCAGGTGTAAGTTTACACACCGCAAAAATTTTCATGAGGTGAGCTTCGTCCTGCACGTCGCCAGAGTCATGCCACCTGAACACCTTCGACTTCTTGCTGTTAATGAGAAGAGCCATAGCTCCAACCCATAGCGGCGACTTGATGCTTGCCAGTCTTCGATACTGTGCATCCTGAACCACCTTAAAAACATAACAACCCTTAAGAGCGTAACAGCCCTCGCACGTGCTGCCAGCGACCTTCACCAGTTTGCTTCCTGTCTTGCACTCTTTGGCCGGTATACCATAGGCCCAGCCAGGCATTTTTGAAGGTTTGCTCAAGCCTCCGACTAGTTTTAGAGCTTCACTTGTTTTCATATATAACCTTTCTAATTTTGTTTATCATTTAATTGTGGCGAAAGCTTGACGCTTGCCGCTTTGAGCTTGCCGCTTGCCGCTTGAGGCTTTTTTAATCTAAAAATTTTTCCATTTAAATCTGGTCCGCCACCATAGTATCTAGGCCAGCATATAGAATCAAAAAATTTCTTTGTGCTCTTAAGGTATGAAGACGGCAGCTGGCCATGGTCCTCCAGGAACCATGGCAATAAGTCATTGTGTTTAATTCTTTTACGCAAGATGAATATCCAATCCTTCGTAGTATCCATTCTTCACTAAATATTCATAAAGTTTTTTACAAGTTTTTGGTGCTTTAGGATCATTGATAAAAGCAAGGACCGCTTTTGCAAATGATGTATACCCAGTCACTCTTGGGTTAGTCATAAGCATTCCGGACTTTGCTTGTCTTCGCAAAGCGTTAAGTAGCATCACTTGCTGGTTATTATAGTTTATTGTTTCCATTTTATATCTTTCTGTTACGTAGGAACTTATAGGATACTACAAGTCCTGTCAAGCTTGAAGCTTGGCCAAGCGCGCCGTTCGCGCATTTCTTGACCCCAGATCCTAACAGGTCATTGTGTTTAATTTTTTTCATTTACTTCAGACTCTTTCCAGCTGTTACCATTAAGAATGCATTTATCACCAGGGCCACCCGTTAGTGCGTATTGTTTGTTTGCTTCTGGTTTGTCTTCAAGCCTCCAACCATCCGGCGGTGCATTCTCTTTATTTACTTTTTTAATTAATTTATTTAGTTTCATCGTATCCTTTCTGTTGTGCCTGGTCCCCACGCATGGAGCTGAACTATGCAGCTAATCCCGCAGGGGTTCGGCGTTACTGATGCCACCTCTTTTAAGGTGACTACACATCAGTGCTGGTTTGAGTTTTAAATCCGGATACCAGCAAACGGGATATCACCATCATATATTATCCTACTATGATGTCAAGTATTATTATTGCTTGAAGCTTGAAGCTTGAAGCTTGAAGCTTGAAGCTTTTTTAATTTAAAAAAATTGAGTGATAGGTTGTGCATAGTGTTTTTGTTAATCACAACCATATCCCCAATGGTTAAGTAGGCGTTTAGCTAACAGCTAGCCCGCGCCTAAATCTTAAGACCTACTTGACCCCAGAATACAGAAGCCACATAGGCGGATGGGTCATTCTAGAATTTGCCATCTAATGCGCAACGCTATTTCACGACCTATGTTATAGCGGTTTATATCCCGCAGTCTTTCTGTACTCTGGGCTCAAGCTGGAACTGAAGTTTACGGTTTGCACCTACCTCCTAACATTCCAGTCTAAACCCGAAAGGACTACAAGCTATTAACTTGTAATACCTAACTCAATATAGGTGTTGACAATCTATTTGTCAAGGGATATTATAGGACTATTATAAACAAACAAAGAAAGGTTATATGTCAGCAAAAATACGTATGAACACCGAGTTTAGAAACAAGCTGTTCAATAAAATAAAAGATGTGTTTGAGAATGAAAGCACAGAAGAACGAGAAGCATTTTTAAAATCAAGAGAAGATTTTAATGCAGAACAGAACTTTACATTTTCAATAGCCAAAGAAGTTGTAGAGAGATCATATCCTAAAGAAGATGTAGCAACACTACGTGTCTTTAAGAAAAAATATGGCGACCCCTGTGATGTAGTAGCAAAAGATAAATGCTTTTACTTTGCACATAATGAAGATGTAGATGACGAGGGCGAGAGTAAAGAAACTAAATCACATTTTGATTTTGGTTTATATGGCAACCTAGATGGACAAGAGGGTTATAGTAGAGATGATCAAGACCAATTTGCCCACGCATATTTTAGAGAAGAATTAAAATCTAAAGGTTGCAACCCAGATATTTTACCTCAACAATCTGGTAAGGATAGCAACCCATATAAAACAAAGCACGTTGATATGTGTAATAAGGAACTCGGCAAAGACAGTAGTGGTTATAGTCAAAATGATGACAGTATTGGAATGACTAAAGATTTCAATGCACCATTTTATGCTGATGTCATTGGTACTTCTTATTGTAGAAGTAGAGCCATAGCCTGTACTAAAGACGAGTATCAACAGTTTGAGAAATGGAGAATGGCAAAAGCAACTGTTGTATCAAAGCACACAACGTGGGTGTCAAGTATAACTAAACAAGCTGACCAATTAAAGATTGGTTTGAAAGCATATAGATATTTAAGTGAGGGCATAGAACTTGCAACCGAACTAGGTATCAATGTAGATGAAGCTGAATTAGTAAAAACTAATTCAACAGGCTTGACAATCTACAACCCTACAAATCTAGCTAACATGATTAAGGGTATGAAGAATAAACAATCAACCAACACTAGAGAAGCAAAAATACTAGCAAGAAAACAATATGAGAGTGTGAATTAACATTTGACACATAGGGCTATCTGTAATAGGATAGTCCTATAAACAAAATAGAAAGGTATACAATGTTTTACATAACTTACTTCGCAAAGAAACACGCAAAGTTTATCACACGTAAAGGTCAGTATGATAAACCAGACGGAACACCTAGTGATAAGGGTTTATACACTACAAAAAATGGTAAATCTTGTTTGAACTATTGGGATTTAGACGCAGACGGTTGGAGAAATGCCACTGGGAAAGTGCAAATAAAAATATGATTGATTACAATTTAATATTATATATCGGTGTAGGTTTTATGATTGTAGGTTTTTTATTATTTGTCGTATCAGAAATGATGGCAGCACACTACGACAGAAAACTATGGAAACTGAAAGAGAGGAAAAAATGGAGGGAATAGAAATTATGATAGCAATAATAGGGGCAGTTGTAATACTGACATTTTATATATGAGCGATTATAAATGGTGCCATGGTCCTAAGTGTCATAAGTCACATACACAGGACAGGATAAGAGGTAGTAAAGGTAGCAAGGTCCTAAGAACTAAAAAAGTAAAACAATATGAATATCATCAAGATTCTTTTCTTAAATACTTTTGTAGTCAAGGTTGTTACACTCAGTTTGCTAACACACACGCAGAACGTATAGTTGCAATCGCACCACGGAACGAGCCACTAGAAACACCGATTGATGTAGTTAAAGAGGTTAGGCAGAATAGTTGGGATAACAGCGATTACATAACTACAAACATAACTGAACGAGGGGTTGACACACAAACAGAATAGGACTATAAGGGATATTGAAAGGATATATATATATGACAACAAAGATTAAAACAACGAACCCCTACTCTGGTCAGTCAGCAATGTTAACTGAACAGGAACACAAACTATACATGGACATTAAGACTGCAGAAGTTAACGAGGACTACGATACAATGCAAAAGAAATTAGATAAGTTTAGCAGGTTAAATGTACCAGCATACATGACACTACTAGACTAACAATCAATCACAGGTTGTGCGCCCCTGCGGGGCGTACTTCCATACATATATCAATAGAGGTACCAGCATAGGTTGCATTTTTGCGCAGTCTATATTGTTTGTTTTATATTGTATAAAAAGGGGTCCCTATATCTACCC